GAGCCGAGACGTCGAAAAAACGCACGTGAGTGTGGATAAGATCCTCGGCTCGTTCGTCTAATAGATGGACCCGGAACGCCGCCGTAGCTCAACGGCAGAGCAACGCACTTGTAATGCGTAGGCTATCGGTTCAAATCCGATCGGCGGCTTTAGATAAGGAGGAGTGATGGCAGAACTAAATGATAGAACGGTGCGTGAATCAAGCTTGAATACACTTCGAAAAATGATGGACGCACCAAGAAAGAAGACAGAAAGGAAGAAGAATCTAAACAAACTGATTTCTGTTTTGATTAAAGAACTTAAACAAGACTTGGCAGAAGATGAAGAAATGAAGCTTTACTTTGCCTTGTCGAGAGCCCCGATCGCAGAGATTAAGAAAACTCTCGTGTCTGGCGAAATTACATAAAAAGGAGAAGAATGAAAGAAAGAACTGAATCAAAACTTAAATTTGTTAACTTACACGGGCACTCTTGTGTTGGATCCCCCTTTGACGCTCTAGGATATCCGGATGAGCACATGGATTTCAGCTACAACAACGGGTGTGATGCTGTTGCTCTAACCGATCATGGGAACATGAATGGCTTTTCTCATCAATACCTTCACTGGAAGAAGATGAAGAACGAAGGAAAAGAGTTTAAGGCCGTGTATGGGGTTGAGGCTTACTTCCATCCTTCGATCAAAGACTGGAAAGAAGAAAAGCTTCGTATCGAAGAAGACAAGAAGCAAGCAAAGAAGCTGGCCAAGGCTGAAGGAATGTCTATTGAGGATGAGGGATCGACTCGATCAAGAAACTCTCCAATCAATCACCGACGTCACCTTGTGCTCTTGGCGCAGAACCAGACCGGTCTAAACAACCTTTTCTCGCTTGTCTCTAAGTCACACCAAGGGGACAACTATTATCGATATCCCAGAATGGATTACGATCTTCTTCGTGAGCACTCCGAAGGGGTTATTGTAACTTCTGCTTGTCTTGGCGGATACATTGCTAAGATTATGTGGCAGATGTTAGATCAATCTGATGAGGAGATCATCGCAGAAGCGGTAAGCCAATCCAAAGAAATGCTTGAGATCTTTGGAGAGCGATTCTTTCTAGAACTACAGTGGAACTCTATCCCAGAGCAGCACAGACTAAACAAGATTATTATTGCTGTGGCTCAAGAACTAAACATTGAGCTTGTATCAACTGCGGATGCACACTATCCCAGTCCAGAGCTTTGGAAGGACCGCTTGCTTTACAGGAACTTGGGTTGGATGAACAGAAAGTCCAATCCAGACTATGAGATCAGCATCCCTGAGACCTTAGAAGAAGTTGGGTATGAGTTGTATCCTAAGAATGGCGACCAGATGTGGCAAGCATACAAGGACTATTCTGCTGAAGTTGGAGAAACTTACGATGACGATCTAGTCCGTGGCAGTATTGAAAGAACTCACTGGATCACACACGAACTGATTTCTGACTTTGAGCCGGATGCCGAGGTTCGCCTTCCTGACTTTGTTGTGCCGGAAAGTGAAACAGCTGACAGCCAGTTAGTGAAACTAGCGATTGAAGGAATGACAGAGTTTGGCCTCGCTGATAATGACGAGTATGTTGCCAGAATCCGTGAAGAGATAGAAGTAATCAAAGAGCGAGGTTTTGCAAAATACTTTCTTACAATGAAGGCAATTGCTGATAGGGCCAACGAGATGATGCTTTCAGGCCCAGGTCGTGGTTCGGCAGCAGGCTCTCTTTTGGCTTATGTGCTAAAGATTACACAGATCGATCCAATCAAGCATGGGCTTTTGTTCTCTCGTTTTATGACGAAAGACGCAACAGACTATCCGGATATTGACTTTGATGTCTCACGCAGTATGGAGATCAAAGAAGTATTGGCAGAAGAGTGGGGTGAGGATTCGGTTGTACCAATCTCAAACTTCAACACTCTCAAGCTAAGATCTCTAATCAAAGATGTCTCAAAGTTCTATGGTATTCCCTTCACAGAGGTCAACAAAGTAACTTCTGTTATGATCAAGGAAGCCACGCCACTAGCAAAGGCAGCGCACGGTATGACTGCCGGTATGTATGTACCAACTTATGAAGAAACAGTTCTCTATTCCGAAAGCCTTCAAAGCTTCCTAGCAAAGTATCCTGAAGTTGGCGAGCGCCTTAGTGCTTTGCTAGGACAAGTCCGCTCTCTTTCTAGGCACGCCGGTGGTGTTGTTGTTGGAGACGATCTTAAGAAGTGGATGCCCCTTATCGCATCTGGTGGAGTTGTACAAACCCCGTGGTCAGAAGGACAAAACGTTCGCCACTTGGAGCCACTTGGCTTTATCAAGTTTGATGTTCTTGGTCTAACAACACTAGCCATTATGGAAGGTGCGATCTATCACATTCTTCGTCGGCATCACGGTATTGAAGAGCCAACGTTCGATCAAATCCGAGACTTCTACGATAAAAACCTTCATCCGGACAAGATCGATCTAGATGATGCAGAAGTATACAGTGATATTTTCCAAGCAGGAAAGTGGGCCGGCATCTTCCAGTTCGCCAATGAAGGAGCACAAAAGCTTTGCTCAAACTCAAAAGTAGAGTCCATTATTGATCTTTCCGCCGTGACTTCCATTTATCGACCTGGGCCTCTTTCGGCTGGTGTTGATAAAGATTACATCGCAGCAAAGGAAAGCCCTCAATACATCAAGTACGACCATCCAATCATTCGCACGATCTTGGAGCCAACATACGGCTTTATGATTTTCCAAGAGCAGATTGCTCAGTTGGCTGCTGAACTTGGAAAGGGTCTTACTCTTGATGATGGAAACAAGCTTAGAAAGTTGCTTACAAAGAAGGGCCTCTCTGAAAAGAAGATGAAGGAGAAAGCAGACATTAAACAAAAGTTCTTGGAGGGCTGTTATGAAAAGGGTTATAAGGGCGGCGAAGAGCTTTGGAGAAAGTTTGAGTACTTCTCTGGCTACGGTTTTAACAAGTCTCATGCTGTTTGTTATTCTGTTATTAGCTATCAGTGTGCTTGGCTTTATAAGCATTATAGCGCTGAGTGGATGGCGAGTTTCCTTGATAATGAACCGGATGCGAAGAAGGAAGCAGCGATTGCGACAGCGAAAGGAGCAGGCTTTAATGTAGAGAAGATCAGCATCAACTCTTCCGGTCGTTGCTGGGAAATCTCTCAAGATGGTCAAACTCTTTATCAGCCACTATCTTCCATCAAGGGGCTGGGTGACGCTGCTATCAATGAGATTATGGCTCATCGCCCATTTCACAAAGTAGAAGACCTTATCTTTTCAGAAGAGATCTCATACTCCAAACTAAACAAGAAAGCGCTTGATGTTCTTTGTCGGGCTCAGGCTCTAAACTCTTTGGTTGATGAAAGGTTTACAGGACTGAAACACTTTTGGTCTGCTGTATGTGTCGATCGCCCAAAGATCTATAAGAAGATCCAAAAGTCACACGACAAGCTAGCCGAGAACATCAAAGAGTATGCTCCCGAAAAGGACTTCTCAGATGTTGAAAGGATTGAGTATCTCTCAGATCTGACCGGGGTGTTCCCAATGTCGCTAGTTGTTGATGATAACTTGCTCCAAGATCTTCATCATCAAGGCGTGCCCCCTATCTCTGAGTTCGATCCTGAGCTTTTGGTTTGCTGGTTCATTCCTCGCAAAGTAACTGAGCGCAAGACAAAGAAAGGGAAAACATACTGGATTGTTGATGTTACAGACAGCAACAGTGAGATGATCGCAATCAAATGCTGGGCTGTCCAAAAGAATGATGTTGTTCATCTAAACAGGCCCTACGCAGCAAAGCTTGACTATTGCGACAACTGGGGTTTCTCAACTCGCTCAATTAAACATCGCTTCAAGTTGCTTTCCTGATAAGAACATCAGCCAACTATTTAAGATAAGAGGAAAAAAGAAAATGAGTAAAATGAAACAAATCTTGAAAGAGTGGAGAGACTATACACTTCTAAATGAATCTAGTCTAAGTAGAGTATACCGCCACATTCAAGAGCATGACTGTGTTATCATCACGGCTTTCAGGGACGACACTGAAGACGAGACTAACTGTACAGAACGCTCAGTGAGTGGCGGAGACAACAAAGAAAGAAACAGAGATCTCAAAGCAACACTGCTTGGCCTAGGCTACGGTGTAACAGCTGTTGATGGTTCTTATGTTGAGGACTTTGGTTCCGAGACAGCAAAGGAAGTCAAAGAAGACAGCTTGTTTTGCGTTAACCTCAAGGACGATCCTAACTTTATTGAGACAATGGCAGCCCTAGGTGAAAAGTTTTGTCAAGATTCTATTATTGTTTTCCCAAAAGGTGGCGAAAGCATTTACCTTCGTGGGACCAATAGCGCAAGTTTCCCAGGCTACGGCTCTGAGCAAACAGTTGGTGACTTTGCAGGTGGAGAAGAAGCAGAGTTTATGACTAGAGTAAAGGGTCGACCTTTTACCACCAAGGAAAGCCTAGCGCTTGAGACTTATGATGGCCTCACTAGGCTACAAAAGATGTCTGTAAGGGCCACACAAAAGAAAATATTAGGTAGTTAGTCGCTCTTTATCGGCAACAAACATATATCAGTATTATATTCAACCCCACGGCGGGCACGGAATGCTTGACATCCGGCCCTGAACCGTGGTATAATACGGCTCTATCGTGGAAAAACAACGCTCGGAGGCGTATGGACACCGAAATTAGAATCGGATCGCTCGTTGGCTGGGACAGCCCTCGTGGCGATTACGGGATCGTCGTTGGAGGTAGCAGCGATCCTCGAACCTCGCACATTATTTGTGTTGATTGGTTTGGAAGAAAAGGTAAGAAAGTATTGACCCCCAATACAATAAGTAGGTTTGATAAAAGACTATACTTAATCAGTGAATAAAACAATGGAAATAACTAATAGGAGAAAAATGATTATCAATGATACAGTGGTGCAGGTCCAAGGAAACTCTTTGCTTGTTGGCACAGTCAGCGAAACAAAGAAGGAGAACGGATGGCTTTTTGCTCGGGTAGATTGGGTTCCGACAGAGGCACGACAAGGGATCGAAACAAACCTTGAGAGCTTGTTGGAGATCCGAAGAGAAGATTATAACCCAGAAACTGAATGGATTCGTTGTTCCAAGTTGATCAATGTTAACGCCGAGGCTCTTATTAAGGCCCTTCATCAAAGCAAGCAGTCTGATACAACCGCCCAATGAAAACTAACGCAAGGTTTATAAAAGACATTGACAGCAATAGAAAGTTATGGCAAATGCCTGATGGTGTGTATATCCAAACATCTTTCTCAGATAAGGTCGTCGCTTCGTACGAAACAATGGCATTCTATGCCAACGCCGAGGGAGAGGTTGTGGATTGGGCGGAGTTATCCGTCGCATTCTCTTCAGAGCCTGCGCACGAATACGTTATCGAAAAAGTCCTAAAAAAATACAACCGACTCGGACTTTACAAAATAAAGGAGAAGAGTGGAAGCTAATAAAAACAAAGAACTAAAAGGAGCGAGAATGTATAAGGGAGAGCACAATGTGAGGCCCACTGGAGAAATCACAGCAGATGTTGTTGTTGGACTTCAGTTTGGCGACGAGGCTAAAGGCAAGATCACGCACGATCTATGTAAGAGCGGCCAATACACTCACGTTATGAGGTTTGGCGGCGGCCCAAATGCCGGCCATACAATCTATCATGAAGGCCAAAAGCTTGTAACTCATCACATTCCTAGTGGAGTGTTCTTTGGGATCAAATCTATTATTGGTAATGGATGCGTTATTGACCCCTATGCCCTCCTACAAGAAATCAAAGATCTTGAGGCGGCTGGTATTGATGTTATATCAAACCTTCGCATTGCTCAAAACGCACACATTATTACAAAGGAGCATAAAAATGAAGATAAAAGAGACGAAAAGATTGGAACGACTAGAAGAGGTTGTGGTCCTGCTTATCGTGATAAATATGGTCGAAGTGGCGTACATGCTGGTGGATGCTCTTTTGTAGGCGAACTGGCTTTTATGAAAGATTTGGTTATTGATCTTTACGAAGAGTTTTATAGCGACAAAAACACTTATGTGCTCTGTGAGGGCGCACAAGGCTTTGGTATTGATATTGACTGGGGTGATTACCCTTATGTTACATCAAGCCACTGTACGACGGCTGGTGCGCTCCTGAACGGTATTCCACCACAAGCAATCAACCGTGTTTGGGGTGCTGCGAAGGTTTATGAAACTTATGTTGGAGCAAAAAACTTCCAAGGTGACGACCCTCTTTTAGAACAATTACAAGAGGCCGGCCAAGAGTTTGGAGCAACCACAGGAAGAAAGCGCCAAACAAACTGGATTGATCTTGACTTTCTCGCTAAATCGTGTAGAATGAATGGTGTAACTGACCTCGTGATCAACAAGATGGATGTTATGCGTGAGGTAATGGGAGACGAAGAGTGGGAAAGCGACTTCCGCCATCGTGTATCAAGTATTGCCGAACAATGCGGCGTTCCACGAGTTTACTTCTCAGACAACCCTTATTCTATTCTTTCACAGGAGGCAGCATAAAAATGACTAAACTAAACCTAAAAGTAAAACAACTTGAGAACTTTTACAACCTCAAGCAAAGAGGACAAGGCGATGCTGGTATTGATCTTTACGCAACAGAAGATTGTATTGTCCGACCAGGAGAACAAGCACTGGTAAAAACAGGCATCTCTGTTTCGTTTTCAGCTGATTACTATCTTCGTATTGCGCCACGCTCTGGTCTTGCCTATAAAAACGGCATTGATGTAATGGCCGGTGTTATTGACTCTTCTTATCGTGGAGAGATTGGAGTTATTTTGAGAAACCATTCTGTTACGACCGAGGAGAGCACAGGAGCATTTATCATCAATCGTGGTGATCGTATCGCACAAATGATTCCAGAACACATTTCACAAGAAGACTTTGTGTTTGTGGAAGATCTAGATGATAGTAACCGTGGTGAAGGTGGCTTTGGATCAACAGGGGTGCGAGATGAATGATTATCACGCACAGTTGCTTATCCAACAGCGCCGGCACGAAAATAGGCTCATACTTTACGCTTTCACGGGACTTTTCCTTCTAGCGCTATTTGGCTTGGGTTTGGTCGCATCGGGCAAGGATGCGCAAGCCCGGATCGAGTGTTTAGAACAGGAAGGACAAATCATTCCGGCCGGCAGCGATGTTGCTTGGGTATGCGCCCCGGCCACACAAACCTCTCAAAACAATCAAAAGGAGATCAATGAATAAACAAACAATGAACACAATGATGTCATCAAAAAAGATGGACTGGCAAACACCAAAAGAGTTTTATAACAAACTGAACAAGGAGTTTAGCTTTACACTAGACCCGGCAACAAATGGCTCAAATGCTTTATGCGCAAACTATTTCACAGAAGCACAAGATGCCTTAGTCCAATCGTGGAAGGGCGAGACTTGTTATGTTAATCCACCTTATGGCCGAGTGCTAAAAGAATGGATTCGTAAGGCCTATGAAGAAAGCAAGGACTCAGGAACTACCGTAGTTATGCTTATCCCGGCACGCCCAGACACAAAGTATTGGGCAGAATATGTTATGCAAGCCAATGAAATCCGCTTTGTGAGAGGTCGTCTAAAGTTTGGTGGTGGTGAAGCAAACGACCCAGCACCATTCCCGTCAGCAGTTGTTGTTTTCAGGGGCGGTCACAATGGGCAGCAAAATCTTTGTGGCCCGGTTGTCTCAATGATGGAAAGAGCATGAAATCAAAAGAAGCAGTAGATCACCCTGACCACTACAATAAAGGCATTGAGACAATTGATTACATTGAGAGTTGGAAAATGGATTTCAATCAAGGAAACGTGATCAAGTATGTTTCACGATACTCAATGAAAGGCGGCCTAGAAGATCTCAAGAAAGCCAAATGGTATCTAGAAAGAATAATTAATCAAGAGGAAAATAAATATGTTTAGTAGTAAAAAGCCTGTTTATGTCAAACAGCCCCAGAAAGTAAAGGCTTTAATGGAGTCACTCAAAAACGGCGAAATGCTTTATTGGCAGGAAGTCCAAAGACGTGATGGCGCCTGGAGTGGGTCAGCAAAAACTAGCTACATCATTAACAAAATAAATGGGCTCTCCCCAACGAGCAGTATAGTTATTTGCGATCTGGCAGGTCTCATTAAGTGGAACATAAGGCAGAAAAATCATACTGATGTAGAAAAGTTTGAACAATGTCGAAAAGATTTGATGGAATATCGAAGAGAGGAACGCATGTTTCAACACCTGGACGAGAAAGCTTTGAAAAGTGAATATTATATCAATGGACTTATCGATGGCATGCATCGCTTGACAACGTTGTACCAGTTTTGTAACAATTTATTTTGCCTCCCTGCGGGCACAACACTAGTTCAAGAGTATGGAGGTGACCTTACATTGAAAAAAGAATCTTTTTTCGAGGATCTACCCAAAGAATACCAGAAAGAGCTTTTAGATGCAGAATGCGAGGTTATACAGTTCACAGGTGCTAAGTATGAGCAGATTCAAAAAATGATTATTGGTATTAACAGCGCCGAACCGTG